ACTGCGGATTTTAGCTATTTTTTCTTTCCTTTCCGCAACCAATTGGGCTCGTTCTTCTTTTGACAATCCCGTCGGGATTTTAACAGCCATCAGCTTCTCTATCTCCGAATTCTTGCCAGCATCCACACTTTCTTTTTGTTCAGTGTTATGCTTGGTTAGCTGCTCGTTCAAAGCCTTCAAATTTTCAGTAATCTGTTTCTTGGCTTGCGCAGCAATGGCTCGAAATTCTGAAATCTTTTTATCCCGTTTATTCTTCTCTTCCTCAACTTCAGAAGATTTATTGTCCTTAATACTATTCTTTGTATAAGACCATACCTTCTTGCCCTCGTCATTAAGCTGTGTTGCAGAACGTCGTCCCTTAAGCTCCCTCGTTCGCATGTAATATTCATGCGCCTTTACCGGGTCATAGTAAGGAGATGCATAATGGATAACCACTGCTTCTTTAGCTCCCGGCACCATCAATCATCTCCTTCCGATGTATAATCGCCTATTACGTTGTTGATTTCTTCTGTAATACCATTCAACAAATCATTTACAATGCTGTCATATTCCTCCGACCCAGCCACGGCATTATTTCCAGACACAGAATTATCCGGAGAACTTAGATTGCTGTTCCTAAGCTCATCTGCCTTTGGATCTGAAGACGGCTTCCAGCCAATAACCTGTCTTATTTCATTTGAGGATGCAATTTCATTTCGGGTAAATTTATCAGAAATTTCTGCGAGCTCTCCGACCGGAACCAGCTTGAACGGGTCCCTGAAGAACATAATTGATTTGCGCTGCGAACGCGCAGTCTTGGAAAGAAATTTTCTCTTCATTTCATCAGTGATAGCAGAAATGATTGGTTCGATGGTCCGATTGTAATAATTCAGCATAGTCTTCTCATCCGCTGTACCATCTAAAATGCTTTGAGTAATGCCTAGCTGGCTGTAAAGCATGTTTGTCAGGTATTCAATCTGCTTCATAAGATTATTCTCCAATGAACGATTGAGCTGGGTGATCTTTTCTGTTCCATCGACATATGCTATGCCATACTTCGACCCCGCCAACTGTTGTTCTATATCCCTACGTCTCTGCTCTGCCTGTTGACGTCGGGCATCTGATTTAATAACATATGGAAGCTGAATTATTAAATCCAATTTTCCAGCGCTGCTCTGTTCATCAACAGCGTCCAGCAAATTGAGCTTTCGAATAAGTCTCTGCATGGTGGAGTTCGGCTCATTTATTACCGCATACAATGGATTCTCAACTATGCCGATTGTCTTTTTAGGTACAACGATATCCTGTTTTCGCCCCTTACTCTCGTTATAAACCTCCACGCGAACATGAGCCGGGTACCAGTCTCTGATTCTCCCGACGCGCATGGAGTATATTTTATACCCCTCTGTATCATCCGGGTCATCATCTGTATCAATCGGCACTATTGCTATGCAGCCTTCATCCATCATGGACATCACCATATCCTGAATAAAAGCCCGTCCGGTCTGGTCAAGATTTGCTTCCAGTGATAAACACTTGTTAAGGTCACTATTGACTACTCCTAAGAAACGTTCTTCATCGTCCAACTGCACATGCCGAATGTTTATAGCTGCAACATCCAAAGCAATTCTGTTATAAACCGATGTTACGATTGACCTCTCATTACCTCTGGTAAGCCTTAGTCTATCCGGACGGTATGAATATCCACTGCCTATATCTCTGTACACAACCGTGGGGTCACGATTGAGAAACGCGTTCCATGCATGTTTCAGCCTGGAGCCAACATTTAATTCCATTTTGAAATTTCACCTCCTAAAAATAGTCAAAAAAAAAAAGAACCATTAACGGTTCTTTTAATTTCTAACTCACAACTTCAAATTTTTCAGGCGGATAAAGATAATCCTCTCCGCTATCATCGACTATGCGATACCAGCCTTTCTCTACAGATATTACATCATAGACTTTATCCTTCGTTAAAACCAGAGGCTCTGTTTCGCCATTCCATTTTACTTTCATGTGAATCCTCCTATTCATCTAGCCACTTCTTAATTTTAAACTTACACTTTCCTACGTTCTCTGCCTGAAACCAATGTACTTCTGCTGGTCTCTGTTCTCCATAATAATCAATTATACCATTTCCTTTGCAGTGTTGCCAGTCTAAAGGATTATTTTTGAATTGTTCGGCAAGTCCTTCTCTTACTTCCTTTTTTAAACTTCGCGAAGAATTTTTACCAGCAAATACTTGTGAGTTTTGTATTTTTGTTCCTTCAGAAAAATGAAATGTCTCTCCAGTTCTTTTATCTTCAATACTATAATTCTTAGCTTTTGCCCCTACACTACGATGAACTCTTATATTATTATCAAAAGTATTCACTGTTCGTCTAAGCTCATCTTTCGTTCTTCGAACGCCCCATTTCATTCCCTTAACGCCATAATGCATCAAACTATCATCGACTATAACCCTGGCAATTTTTCTGTTTGTGCAGGGGCGTAAAACGGAAGCGCTATTAATAAGTTTTGCTTTTGCCATTTAGTGATACCTCCTACTCAAATGCTTCCAGGTTTGCTTTGTATGCGATATAGGCATCCATCATAGCCGCCACTGCATCAATTTTCTGTTCATAACGCTTCTTCAATAACTTACGATTTCCATTGGTATCTTCCAAAGCAATGCAATTTCCCATCGCGAATGTCATTAATTCCTCATCAAATAAAAGCATTCTTTCTTCAGACAGCTTTTTCAATTCACCAAGCGGAACCGATTCAGTCTTAGTACCCTGTATTACTTTTTCAATGCCAAACGGACTATTTTCATTTGCCCAACGCTCAACAAATTCTTTTGCATTATATGGGTCATATCCAAAGCATCTGACATCATATCCTCGCTCTACAATGTGATTATCTAAATCTTCATAGACGTCCATCATATTTAGAACCGTTCCCTCTAAGACAATCAAACTGCCTTCTTTCATAAATTGGTCATATTTAATTCTCATAGCTCCCGGGAGTTTCATCAGAGTTAATGAAGAAATATAATTTCGGGTTTTGATACCGAAAGACCCATTAGATAATGGAAATAAGAACGTGAAAGCACAGAAGTCATCGCCCTGTGATAAATCAGCTCCCAATGCACAAGGCATCTGCCAATAATCTCTGTGCCTGTGTGGAAGTGTTTCTTCGTATGTAAAGTAATAGGTATAACCCTCCATCGGAAGACCGAAACGTTTAGCCAGAATATCATTTCTTGCCGCTGGGGCTTTCTCAGCTCTCTCAACGTCAAGCTGATATGTTTCATAACTGACCGTTTTTCCCAAATTAGGATTAGCTTTCAGCCACATATCAGGGTTAGACACTTCATCGATTGAGTCCAATTTGTACCACCAAATCGATACATGCGGATTAACATACTTTCCTTTAAGTATGTCCATTAACTCCATTTTGATTGTGTCGCCGGCTCCGTTACGAACAGTACCTTCCGAGCTTATCGCAACGATAAGGTAATCATTTACCTTTGATGCTCCTTGCTCAATAGCACCAATGACGTCCTCTCTGATATCGCCCGAAAGCCATTCATCAACCGTCGCCACCTTAATCTGAAGTCCCTGAAGCTTATCGATTCGCATGGGACGTATCTCAAGGAGCGAACCTGTAAGAAAATTCTCAATACCCTTTTTTGTCGCTGCCAGTTTTACTCTGTTAGCTTTTGACCCCGATGTATTCGGTAAGGCACCCTCAGTCAGGAATTTGTAATATGGACCCCTGGCTCTTGTAATCGCGGTCTTTATTGGCAGTATCACTTCTTCCGCCTGTTTCATTGTTGGTGCAGTTGTAATCTGATGAGTAGTAGTCACGTCAACATTTAAGAAATAGTTCTGAAGGCAAGAGGCATACATAGACTTTGCAGCTCCTCGTGATACAATAAGAAACTGCTTTCGAATAAGCCTTTTTCGTATCTTTTTGGTTACATATCGTCCTCCATGCCCATCCTTGTATGGTTCATATACACTACGCTCCTCAAAGTAATACCATCCGAATATCTGCTCTGCCCAAAGTTTAAACGAATCAAGCAGTACCAAATCAGAGCCATCTGTTAATACAAGTTCTTTTTCACAATAGCTTATAAAACCTTCGATTGCCAGATTATCATAATAAACTCCGGGATTTGCAATGAGTTCATCGATACGGAACATTTCCATCTCAACTTCCCTGCAAACCGGAATCTCGCCCCGAATAACGGCATCCCTAAACATGCCGTAATATTTCGGAACGGCAGTGTTCGATAATGCCATATTTCAAATCACCTCATTATGTTAATTCCTTTATGCTTAACGCAATTGCCAGCGCGGAACTTGCTACGCCAAGTACACCTCCGGCTACTTCCAATGTATCTTTCACCCGTTCCCTACCCTTTGAAATCACTGGTGTTTCTTCCGGTGCAAATAACTTATTATACTGCTGCTCTAACAGTTCACGATTTATTTTATCCCGCATCTCCTTATCAGACATTTTCGACAAATCCATTTTTAATCTGGTTGCCTTAGGTCGGCTGTCACGCTCCATACTTTGGAGTTCTTTAATCATAGACGAGCTTGTATCTACGAACCTTTTCCGACGTTCCATGTCCTCTTTAGTCCATCGCTTAGGATCTGGATTACTTGTATCGATACGATTATCTTTTTTCTTAGCAAGATTATCTCTGATGTCCTTATCATATCGTTTCTTACCGGCGGTTGTTAATGTTCCGTCCTTGTTCTGATAACGTCTAACGCCCCATTTCATGCCAAGCACGCCATAATGGGACAAATAATCATTATTCATTTTGAAGCTCCTCCTTAACGCATTTAGCTACTCTCGTTCTTAATGCAATCTTCCACAGTAATGTTGAGCCGCCATTCGTATTCACTTATCTGTGTTTTATAGCATTCA